ACTAAAACATCAGGATAGTTTTTTTGAGTTATAGAAATATATGATTTAGAATATTTTTTTAAATTTATATAAATACATCCTTCAGCATCAAATAATCCAGCAACATATTCTATATTAATATTTTCAAGATTGATTTCATTGAATAATGATTTATTATTATAACCACTACATATGTTATATAATTCTTCTTTTTTTTCTAACCTATTTTGTAAATTTACTAATTTTATAAATTTGTTTAAACAATCAGTTTGTCCTCTTTTTATTACAATGTTATTTTTTATATAATCTAATAAAACATTACATTCATTGCTTCTTATCAATAAATTATATTGATTTCTTTGTGTATATTTGTGATAATAATTTTGTTCATTTATAATGTTTTCAGTTTTGTTATTTCTATTTGCTGAAGAGGTTATGCTTCCACCAAAATGATATCTTAATACTTGCAATATATTTGTTCTACTTTGAGTAATAGACATCCCAGATTGATATCCATCTTTAATTTTTCTTACAAAAATGCAACCATCGCCATCTATAAATCCTGAAATATAAGAAGAGTTAGGAATATTATTTTTAAATCTGTACAAATGTATTTGATTGTCCTCCTCAACATTAGTTAATTTAAGGTTCATTGTATATAGTATTAACTAAGTGTATGTTTAAGTTGTTTTAGCAGGAAATATATCGTTTTCTAAATCATCAACAATTTTATTAATTTGTTTCAATTTTTCTTGGATAGAAATATGATTTGATTTTGTTCCAGTCCATATTTTGTCTAATTTTGGATGTTTTTCTATTTTAAAAAACTCACGACTTCGTGTTTGTTCTTTATTTAACCATTCATGATAATATACTACATATTTTTTCATCATATCTTGGGTTATTCCTGGTGGCAAAGGTTTAGCACTTGATTTTCTTGCACGTTTAGTTCCAACCATAATGCCTTTGCTGTTTTGTTCTTGTTCTTCACGTGTTGCAATACGTAAATTGTCCCAAGTATTGTTTAATGGATTTCTATCTATATGGTCCACACTAACATTTTTAGTTCCTTGTCCGTTGCCGTAACAGCCTGTAATAATTTGATGAATAAATAACGAATTATTTGAAGATAATATATACCCATTTATGTTTTTATGAAAAGTAATTTGTTTTCCTTCATTATGTATACTTTCATATTCTTTTATTTTGTCATACGATTTTTGACATAATTTAACAATCGTATTCTTTTCACAATACATCAATAAATATTCTTTTTCATTTTCAGTTATATACCACAATGGATTTTTCATATTGTATGGGTCAACGCCATTTTTTGAATAATGTCCTGGTATGTATTTTTTTACGTTATAATTATTAATTATTTCATCATGAAATATATGATAAAACTCAACATTATCTCTTCTTAAGTCGCAAGGATTATTATTTTTAAATACATATTTTACATTATTTTCTTTAAAATTATACAAAAACATTAAATAATTTATTTTCTGTTCATTATAATTGTAAAACGGATATAGGTCGTCTTGATTATAAAAAGTAAACTTTTTGCTAAAATTAATAATTTTGTCTCGGTCATCTATGTCAATGTAATACGTTTTACAATTATATTCAATTATGCCACATTGAAGTTCTTTACAAAATGAGTAAACTGGTTTATTCATATTATAAATTATATAATATGAAAGTCTTTATATTATTTTCAACTAATAATATTATTTTATTAGTTTCTTTAATTACTATACGCTAACCCACCCCTGAGTTATTTATTTTTACTAATTTTCATTAGCAAATTGGACTATCCCTTAAGTTATCATAGAAAGTTGCTAGCTTTCTCAAACCCATTCCATTATAGTCTCTGAACCTTCTCCGTATGCTTGCGATATCGCACGTAGGAGCTTGGCTGCAGATAATCCAATCCTTTTCGTTATTACTATGCTCTAGGTCATTACCCCGAGTATTCAGTATGCTTTCACATAAAGAAGTAGTAGAAAAGGCTATTAGGATGTTCCCGCAATTTAGAAATGTTGCCTTCATTTGACTATATAGTCAAACAAAGACTAGCTGGTTATATAATACATTTTGAATGTATATTTGCTTTACACAGTTTATCCATATTAGGAAGCAAATATCTAATATGGCTGCCAACTGTTTGGCACAGGTGATTTTAATGCCACTCATTATTCTTAACACGTTATAGTTGGTGGCGTAAACGCGCACCTTGGCTGTCTTGGTTCCTTCAACTGTAGCATTTGAGAGCACAAGTTGGAGTGTCGCGTTATCAATACGCGAAAAGTTGCATGTGCCTGAGGGTTGGTGTTCTTCCGGGCGAAGGGCGAACGAATAAACGTTAATGCCTTCATCAGGGTTTCTGGTATGGGCTTGGTAAGGTTGGACCCAAGAGAAATAAGAACCTTCACGCTCAGAGAAACGATCTTGTCCGTTTAATTGGAGCTTAGCAGTGACGACAGGGTTTAAGCCCCAGCAATGCATATCAAGAGAGGTTTCAGAAAGGACGAATGTGCCTGCATCCGAAACACCAGAGTTCTCAAGATGAGGACTAGATGTTCCTGATTGGAGAGAAGCAAGGACAGAGGCAGGGATTCCAGTTGTATTCAATGGAACTTGTAATCCTCCAAGGTTAGCTTCATTGTAAGGATTGGAAGGTCCGTGCCAGTATCCAGTGAAGTTACTAACACCAAGTTGACTAGGATTGTAGTCCAAAGCGCCAGCGTCTTGGAAAAGACCTTGTGCGTCGATGTAAGCACGAGAATCTTGGGCGACAGAGGCAGGTCCACCGAAAGCGTGGATGGCGTTAGGAAGAGCATCAATCGCATCAGTGTAGTTGAATGGTTGAGCACCAAGGACCTTGAAAAGAAGAGCATCGCAAGTCAAAGAAGAGCAATAGTCAACGTTTTGATCGGGTTGGACGACCCAAATGAGTTCCTTAACAGGGTGGTTGAAGTTGAGCTTGATCTTGTTAGAAGAAGATCCGACAGATTCATCACCAGTGAATTGAAGTTGAGTAATCAAATATTCGTGGGGATTTTGTGCCATTCTTCTGCGTTCGTCAGTATCAAGGAAAACGTAGTCAACGTATAAAGAAGCAGCAACCAAAGATTGGTTGTAAGCGATGGTAGCAGGAACAGGGCGTCCAACAGTGTATTGGGCGGAAGAACTGTTAGTCCATGGTAAGTTTTGGCAGTTAAGAGTTGTAACAGCCCATAAGCATTCATCAATAGGACGAATATCTAAGTTGATTTTAACTTCGTGATACTGTACGTCACGATTTACCCCACCTTTCGGTGTATTTATGTGTAACAAGAGGGAGTAGACTATATCTTAAGCCATCATTGAAATTGATTACATTTCTCAGACCCATTAACGTTTAGTCGTTGAACCTTCTCCTTATCCTTATCATAGCGGACTTAGGAGCTTGGCTGCGGATTATCTATTTTAGGCGTATTATTGCCGTCATATGTGGGATTTTTACCATACCTGAGTTTTATTCTCAGCCACTTTAAACTTTCATTTAAAGTTTGGTACCCTAAAAAATTATTTATTAAATTTTTTATTTTAACATCTTTAAGAACTTCCCGCAATTTGAAAATGTTGCTACTTGCTAATTTAATAGCAAGCAACTAGCACCTGAGGGTTATGACAAAAAAAGTCATTATGGACCTCTAACTTATTTTCTCTAAAATTCTCCATAGCAATTTTAGAGTGAGTGCTTTTCTGCCCTACAGTATTCAAGGCAATCAAAGGAAGAGCCAAACCAGGGTTTGTGCAAAACCAGAATTGAAGAGGAATATACAAAGTTGTCTCAGGAAGAGCGTTACGAGGAGCGCAAACTTGACGAGGAGCCAAGGAAGAGCAAGGAGACTCAACATCAGAGAAAGAAGGATCAGTGATGAATGTGAGTTGAGTGGTGTTACCAATCATCTTAAAATAACCTCTTTGTTGTTCGGAGGTCATTGTGAGTTGGTTCCAGATGTGCATCCAGTCACCATATTGACGGTCAATTCTTTGACCTCCAATCTCAACTTCAACTTGAGCGATGAGTTGTTCGCCGGGGAAATCTAACCAACGAGCATAAACTCCGGTGTTTTGTCCGGTAGTATAGTTTCCAAGACCCATAAGTTGGTTGATCTCAGGAAGAGTAACTTGTAAATAAGTGCGGTAAGCCAAATCACCATTTCTGGAGATGACACATTGGACGCGACGTCCGAAATCGGCTTGACCGTTAAAAGTTTGTTCGATTGATTCGATAGCAAAGTTAGTATATCTACGATAAGTAACTTTCCAGAAAGTAATTTGAGGATTACCTGTACGTTTCCTCTACTTTATTTTTCAATAAAGATTAGACTATATCTTAAAAAGAATTATATTTTAAATTTTGTTAAGCATTATAATTTGGCACTGTTAAAATAAATTCTTTCGAAAACCATTTAGTCGTTGAACC